GACAAGTTCGGCGTCGGCGAACTGCGAGATCGTGAGCCGAGTTGACGGGCGAAGCGCCTCGAGGAACCGGGCCGCCACGTCGGCGACGGGCGCCGAGTATCTAGCGAGGTCGATCACGCCGGGTCCTCGTGTGCGGGTGCGTGCGCGTCGGGTTCGGACCCGTCGAGCGGCGTCGAGAGTTCGCCGAGGACCTCATCCACTAACAGGTCGAGGGCCCGGTGCATCGCATCCCGGCCGCCGAGGGCCGCGCGCATGATCCGATCTGTGTAGGCTTGCGGCACGGCGACCAATTTCGCCCGGATCGCCGTCGCGATCGCCGTCCATGCCTTATCGACCTCGGCCGCCGGCAATAGGGTACGCGCCTTGATCTGATATGCCTGTTCGGCAAGTTTCGCCTGGGCCCGTTCACGCTTCGCCCGTTCCTGTGCCACGTCGAGGCCGCCGGAGGCCGTCGGCGCCGTGTGATCGGCGATCCACCGCTCACAATCGGCGACGTTGTACAGGCTTGCCCGTCCCCCACGGCCACGCACCGCAACCGGGAGGCCGATTTCTATCCATTTCGCGACGGTGCGAGCGTCCACGCCGACCCGTCGCGCGAGCGTGAGACGGGTAATCAATCCCGGCACGCGCCGCCGAACCGGCGGTTTCGTTGATTTCGTGGGTGTTTTTGGTCGCCGCGCCGTGGTCGCTGTTCGTCGCCCCATTGCCCAATGCCCCTAATGTCGTTCGAAAAACCGATGAATTTTTGGGCCTCGTTTACCCGCATGGCGAGACGGTCGCGGAGAACCTATAGCGCCCCCCTACCCCATAGGCCCGGCGAGGGCATGGTCGGCGGGTCGAACGGTAGCTCCTGCGACAATCGACGCGCGACGATCTCACAATACCGTTCGTCGATCTCAACGCCGACCGCTGAGCACCCGCGGAGGCGCGCGGCGATCAACGTCGACCCGGACCCCATGAACGGATCGAGCACGAGGCGCCCGGGTGCGACGTTGCCGAGGGCCCATGCCATCACGGGTTCGGGTTTCTCGGTAAGGTGTGCACGTGTTCGGACCGGAGGCGCCGAACACTCGAACACGCCGGCCGGATAGGTTGGGACCGCGTCGAGCGCGCCGTGTGAGCCCCACGCGAGAAACTCGCACGCGCCCGAGAACCCGCCGGCGCGTGGCCGTCCGAACTTTTTCGACCACGCGCCGACGCCGCGCCACACGTACCCGGCGACCTGTACCGCGTCGGTGAGTGTCGGTAACTGGCGCCAATCGGTGAAGATCGCGAACGTCGCGCCCTCGACAGAGGCGCCCCGGCACGCCGTCAGCCAGAGGGAGCACCACGCCAGGAACGCACGTTGATCGCGGTTGTCGCCGGTGAACCCGATCCCCCGTTGTGCGGAACTGTCAGACGAGGCGTACTTCGACAGTGCGGTCGTCATCCGGTCGCCCCGGAACGCGCCGCCCGACGAATACGGCGGATCGGTGACAAGGGCGCCGACGCCCTCGAGGCGTGGGAGGATGTCGAACGCGTCGGCGTGGTAGATGGTCGCCTGGCCGTCGGTGTAATAGGGTGTCACTCGAATAACCTCGGATGGTTGCGTTCAGCCAGGACACACGCGCGCGCCAGGCGTTCAGCCTCGGATCGTGGGAGGCCGGCGTCGAATTCCATAATCGCCGCGCGTTCCTCATACGCGTCCTGTTCGGCCGGCGTGAACGTGGGCACGGGCGCCGGCATCGGGCGACGGGGCGACCTGGCGCCCGTCACTTAACGATCTTCGTGTTTGCCGGCATCGGAGGATACCCGCGGCGCCAGGCGCCACAGTACGCGCACACGGTGACGCCGTCGCGGTCGATCCGAACCTGGCGCGAGCCGCACCCGAGACAGGCCTCGGCCGGCCTCGAGGCGGGCGCCGGCGGGTTCGCTTTCGGCGGCCCCTGGCACGTCGCCGGCGGCCGTGGCGGTTTCAATGGTGGGTATCCCATCACTCGGCGACCCTTTCGAAGATCGTCGCGTCCCTGAGTCGGTGGTTCGTTGAGCGGGTGATCGCGATCCGCCCGGCGGTTCGCCATTGGGCGCGCCGGTGCATGGGCCAGCACACGTCGAGCCACACGAGGGCGCCGCCGGGTTCGGCGACGTCGGCCAGGGCGCGCAACGTGCGCCCGCGATCGAGTGCCGGCGTGCCGTACTTTGCGGCGTCGGCGGCCGAGTACGGCGGATCGGCGAGGATCAACGGCCATCGGCGACCCGCCACGCGCGGGAGGTCGTACACGGAACATTGATACTCAGCGGGTTGCACAAGGTCGCACCGGGAGTACGGGCCGGCCGGGAGTGAACCCGAGAACACGTGCAATACGTCGCCCGGGTCCACGTCCGGGAAAAACGCGAGGACCCGTTCGAGGTATCGATGCGGGTACGCGCCATAGTAGGCCGACCGGTTGCGGTAGTCCTGGCCGCCAAGCCATCGGGCATACATGACGGGCGCGCCTTTTTCCTCGACGATCACAGGCCAGTCGGCCGGCGGTTGATCGCCGTGCGTCCACGGGAACCGGGCGCGCCAGGCCGCGGCGCGTTCCTGCCAGGTCATCGATCCAACCCCTGCAAGGTATACGTGTCCGACGTGCGACCGACTAGACCCGCCTGTTGGAGATGGGCCAGAATCGGCCGTACGTCGCCGACCTCGACGCCGAGGCGGCCGGCGATCTCGTGCGCGGTCGCCACGCGCGCCCGGCCGAGGCACCATAGGACATCGTCAACCGTGACGGTATCCGCGGTCCGGGCCCGGGTCGGTTGTGGCAGCGCCGCGCGCCGATCCTGGCTTTTCCCGGTCAGGATGATTTCACCGACGGCGCGAAGTTCACACAGCACGCGGTACATGACCGCGTACGAATAGCCGGTCAGGGCACAGAGGCGATCCGGGCGTGCCGGGCCGGCCTCGAGAAACTCGAGGACCCGCGCCCGGCGCCGTTCCCATAACGTCAGATCTGGCCGAGGGCCGCGCCGACGGGCGCCCGTGGTTAGTACGGCCACGGCTGCCCCTCGATCGCCGCGATGTGTTTGAGCACGTCGGCGGCCGTTTTCGCCGAGTCGAGCGGCCCGCGCCGGTGGCCGTTCGTCGCCCGACTCGAGAGCAGATCCCACGCCGCGGCGATCCGTTTCGGATCGGATTGCTTCGACGGGAGGCCGTCGGGTTTGAACTGCGACGCATACGCCCACTCTGTTAGCGCGAGCACAAGCCCGTCCTCGAGGGCCGCGACGCGGGCGCGCGTACGCCAAAACAGAACGGCGACGATCCCGCACGCGACGCCGAGCCAGGCGTCGAGCATCGGGCCGATCACAGATCCCCCGCCTCGATCGCGTCGATCGCGCCAGGATCGGCCGGCGCCGGGTCGCCCTCGGCCTCGAGCGTGTCGGCTGTCTCCGGCGCCGGGTCGGCCTGGCGTGCCGAGCGCCGTTTCCGGCCTTCGGCGTGACTTCGCAACCGCTGACGCACGGGTTCGGGCGCACTGGCCGGCCGCGGCGCGTCGCCGTCGAGCGTGTCGGCGCCGATGTCGTCGAACATCGGCGTCGGCGCGGCCGCGCGGGCCTTTTCGTCGGCTTCGTCGAGTTCGTCGGCGGCCACGTCGAACAGATTCGGTTCGGATTGCTCGAACGTGACGAACTTCTGCCCGAGGAGCCATTCCTGCACAAACTCGAGTTCGGCACGGCCGACCGGGCCGAGGGAGGCGCGAAACACGAGCGCGAACCCGTTCACGTTCTTTTCGGTCCGGGCGTAGACGTGGCCGATCTTGACCTGGCCGAGCAAGATCGACGCGTTCGGCGTGTCGGGCGACGCGTATACGTACAATTCCTGGCGAGGACAGCCGAGGGCGAAATCGACGCGCCGCAACATGGGCCGCGGGTCCGGGTGATCGAGCTTGAACAGCGTGGATCGGACGTGCGAGTCGCCGCCGATCCCATCGTCGAGCGCGATCGCCATCGTCGCGTCGAACGGTTGCGCGCGAAGCGTCAGCGTAACGATCTTGACTTCCTCGCCGCGGCGTTCCTCCGTGCCATGCGTGATCGAGTCGAGAAACAGGCCGATTTTGGAGACAGCGAATAGACGTTGACTCATGCGGGTATCCCTTCCGGTTTCGTGGTGGTGGGTGCGAGGAACAGGTCGCCGGCCATCCCGGGCCAGGCGTTCGAGGCGTCGAACACGCGGATCACGGCGCCCGGAGGTTGTCCGAACGGGGCGTAGGCTTTTTCAGCGGACACGGCGACCACGCGCGAATCGTCGGGCCAGGCCACGCCGGTCAAAGCGTCGGCCACGCATCGGATCAATTTGTCGAGATCCGGTTTTTTCGTGTGCGGCACGGCCCGGGCCTTGATGTCCTTCGGCCGCGGCAACGCGAAATCGATCACGAGTCGAATCGGCCCGTCGATCATGCGAAATCCCGGGCACGCGTCGATCGTACGACTGGCCGCCTCGGCGACTAGTTGTTGCCAGCCTTTCCCCTTCGGGTTGTCGTTGACGACGGCGGCCCGCGCGCGGCCGGATCGACTTTTCACCACAAACGCCCGGGCCGATCCTTTCGGTTGCGGGATCCCGTGCACGGCGAACATGAGGCGCGGCGTCATCGTTTGCCGCCTTTCAAGAGGCCCGCGGCCTCGGCGGCCTCGAGGACGCCCGTCAGCCCGCACGCGCACGTGGCCGACTTGATCCGCTTCGCCGGGCACTCGAACGCGTGCTCGCCGCGAACCTCGAGCACGCGCGCCAGGGCCGCGGCCACGTCGCGCCAATCGAATTCATGGGCATCGGCGCCTGGCGCGATCGGCGCGGGAGGCCGTGGCACGATCGGCCCTAATTTCGGGAATAGCTGCACAGGCTTAGATCCTTTCGGCCGTCTGGTACGGCAACGCGGGCGTAGAGGCCCCGGGCGCCGTGTCGAGGTTGTCAAATCGGGTGTATTGCTTGTTGAACCGTAACGACACGGCGCCGATCGGGCCGTTTCGGTGTTTCGCGACGATCACGTCGGCGATCCCGGCATTCGGCGTGCCATCGCGCAACGTGCCGCCCGGGTTGTAATACTCATCACGGTAGAGGAACAGCACGAGATCGGCGTCTTGTTCCAGGGCGCCCGATTCACGAAGATCCGAGAGCATCGGACGATGGTCGGTTCGCAGTTCGGGCGCGCGCGATAACTGCGACAGCACGACGATCGGAATCCGTAGTTCCTTCGCCAACTGTTTCAACCCGCGCGAAATTTCGCCGAGTTCGATTGTCCGGTTTTCGGCGCGTTTCGACGTGCCGGCCATGAGCTGTACGTAATCGACGATCAACAGGTCGAGGCCGTGTTCGGCCTGTAGGCGCCGGGCCCGGGATCGCATTTCCCACACGCCGATCGCGCCGGTTTCGTCGATATGGAGGTTCGCGCCCGACAGCGTCGCGATCGCCTCGGATACCCGCGCCCACTCGCCGGCGCCGAGGTATCCGCCCTGTAACCGGTGCGAATCGACCCGCGCGATCGACGTGACCGACCGGATCGCGAGTTCCTCCCGGGACATTTCGAGCGAGAACACGCCCACGGTTCGGCCGGCAACCGTCGCGACGTGTTCCGCGATGTTGACCGCGAAGGCGGACTTCCCCATCGACGGGCGCGCGGCCACGAGCACAATCTGGCCTGGCTGTAATCCCCGCGTCATGTTGTCGAGATCGTCGAATCCCGTCGGGAGGCCGGCCAGTTGCCCACGCCTGGCGCCCTGCGAGGCCTCGAGGCGTTCGAGGACTTCACCCATGACGGCGCCAACGCCCACGAACCCGGACCCGGGCCCGTTCCCGGATGTAATCTGAAAAATCGTCTGTTCGGCTGATTCGAGCACGTCGCGCGCGTCCTCGCCGGCCTCGTACGCGGCGCCGATCATTTTCTGGCCGGCGAAAATCAACGCCCGAAGATCGGCCTTTTCCCGCACGATCCGGGCGTAGTGTTCGACGTTCGCCCGGCGTGGCATCCCGTCGGTTAAGGCGGCCAGATAGGCCGGGCCGCCCGATTCCTCGAGGTCGCCCGAACGGCCGAGCGCGTCTTTGATCGTCACGTAGTCGATCGCCGTGCCGAGGGCTGAAAGGCGTAGCATCGCGGACCAGATCCGCCGGTGGCCGTCGCGGAAAAAATCCCCAGGCCGCACGAATTCGGAGGCCTCATGCCAGGCGTCGGCGTGCAACAGCACGGCGCCGAGGATCGCCCGTTCGGCCTCGAGCGAGTGAGGGAGGACCCGCGCGGCGATCCCCTCGGTCATCGCCGGCCCTCACGCGCGACGTCAAACGCGACATCGGCGGCCAGGTCGCACGCGTCACACGTACCGATCGGCCGATCGTGCGGGCAACGGGCCGACGGCGCGCATGAGGCGCAATACAGGGTCGCCGACACGTCGCCGCACCCGTGGCACCGCGGGCCGGGCGCCACGTCGAACACGTCGCGGATCGCCTCGAGACTCGCACGGAACCGATCAAGGTTGTCGTTGCGGACGTTGCGGATCGTCACGATTGCCCCACCGATCGGAGTTCGGCCATGTATCGGCGGGTTTCCTCCGGTCCGGGCACGTTCGATCGCGGTTCGTCGGGTCGTTTCCGCACGGCGGCCGGATCGGGCGTGCTGAATTCGGCGTCGGCCCGAGCGCGCCAGAACTTGAACGCGTCGACAATCACGAAATCGGGCGCCAGGCCGGCCCACGTGCGCCCGTAGAACGCGATCAACGCCTGGCCGGCCTGTTCACGGTTCCCGCCAAACTTCGGCGCCAGGGCCGCCACGAGGCGCGTGTGCACGGCCCGCGGCACGCACCACGACATCGTCGGATCGCACGCCTCGTGATCGGCGTGATCCCGCGGTAACTGGCCGGCCATGACGCCGTCACGCGCGGCCGTCCGTCCGTGAGGACGGAGAGAAGACGGAAGACTGAAGATAGAAGACTTGGCGTTCGGTTGCCCGTTCGGTTGAACCGCGGTTGAACCGTGGTTCTCGTTCGGTTGCTGTTCGGTTGCGGTATCGGTTACGGCGTGGCTGCCGTCGGGTTGTAGCCGGGCCGTGGCCGATGCGAGGCCTTTCTGGCGTTGCCCGGCCCGAAATGCGTCCTGTTTCTGCCGTTCGGCGTCGAGGCGTCCCTGGCGCAACGTGTCGCCGTCAACCGAGAAACACGGCGCGATCGCGGGCCAGTACTTGCGAAATTGCGCCGGCGACAGACCGACCAGGCGCGCCAGGCGGATCGGGTCGTTCGGCAACGTCCGTTCGCGCCAATAGAAACACAGCAGGGTGATGTACGCGCCGCGTTCGGCGAGGCTCATAGCGGCGACGTGACCATCGGCGAGCCAGTCGGCCGGGTAAAATTGGAACGCCGGACTTTTCGGATTCTGTGCCATTTCTTCGATCCGCCTTCGATTTGTGCTGAGGGCGACTCACACGCGGACATTCCGATCGGGGCGACCGGTTCCAGCCCCGCGCGCGAGCCGCCCCACAGGTCGATTACCGCGCGATCCACACGGTTGCCAGGCGCCCCGAGGACGTGCGCCGACGGGCACCGCTATCTCGGATATAGCCCCGCGTGCGAAGGTCCCACACACGCGCCGATGCGGTTTGGTGTCTGAGGCCGAACGCGTCCTCAAGTTCGGCGCACGTGGCGCCGGCCGCGCCGGCCGCCTCGAGATAGTCGAAGATCCGCGCGTTCAACGTGCCGGCCGTGAGGGCGATTGACACGGCCGCGGCCTGTGACGTGTCCGATCCGGCCGCGTACGGCGTTCCGGTGAAGCGTTCCACCGGTACGAGTGGGCCCGACGCGTGCGGCGCCGGCGGTTCAAACAGACTCGGTTGTTCGGTCATTTCGGCCCCTTGCAGACCCATACGCCCGTCGGTTGCGTCGGTAGTCCGAGCAGCTTCGGATCGAGGTTCCAAATTGAGCAGGTTTGATACCCGCACGCGGCGCCCGACAACGCGACAAGGATCGCCACGGCCGCGGCCCTCACAGAGATCGGCGCGATCATGCGTGGACCTCGAGCGCGTCGGCGCCGTGTAGACACTGGATCGGCCGGTACTTCGACCGGTTTGCCCGGTACCACACAACCCAGGCCGTCGTGACCGAATCGGATCGCCCGTCGCCGGTATATGAGTGCCGCGGGAGCACGAGTAATCCGTCGGGAGGATGCGCGGCCAGCCAGGGCCCGCGCGGGTTGCGCGTATCGGTCGGTTCGAGGAACGAGAGCCGCAACAGCATCGCCACGCCGACCCGAGCGGTATCGACGGACCGCTGTACGATTGCGAGACAGTCGGGCGACTTGTACGGCGGGTTCGTTACGATCCAATCGACCGGAGCGGCGACCCGGTACAGGTCCGGGCGCGTCGCGTCGAGGGTCCAATCGTAGAGATGTTGGCGTCCGACATCGTTCGTCAGAATCGACGTCACGGCGCCCCGTTCGTTGATCACATTGACGATCGAGTAATCGCCCGCGCACGGTTCGAGGACGATCCCGGTGACGGGCACGCGCGCGAGTAGGGCCTCGGTCTGCCATCGTGGCGTGAAATAGGCGTCGAGCGGTCGGCGCGCCATTTACTGCGCGCCTCCCGGCCGGTCGGTTTCGATCTCGTCTACCCCGAACCCGACGAACAACAGGCCCACGGCCAGGCAGAAACAGATCAACCCGTCCTCCGGTTCGTTGTGGTAGATCGTCGCGATATAGCCGGTATAGGCGAACGCGGTCACGAGGCCGACCACGACGATCCGAATGACCGCGAGCGGGTGACGCGCGACAAGGCGCCAGAGCCCGCGTACGAGGCCGCGCGCGACGTCGGCACAACAGGCCAGGGCCAACCCGATCGCCCGCCCTACCCACGCGCCGGCCCGGGATCCGGCCGTTTCGAGGACCTCGGCGATCATGCGTGCACCGCCTCGAGACGAACCGCCCGTCGGGCCCCGTCGCCGCCGGCCGTGAGCCGGTAGATCGTGACGCCGTCGACCGGGCCCACGGGATCGCCATCGGCCCGCGTCGCCGTCACAATCGCCTGGCCGTCGAACGCGAGTAGCAACGCCGTGAGGATCGACCGATTCGCCGGCGTGAGGATGTCGGCCCCGTCAACGAGCACGAACCCCAACCCCGAACGCCTGGCGATCGCGAGTTGGACGGCGACGCCGACCCGGAACCGTTCGGATCCACTGAGGCGCGCGATCGATCGGCCGTTGACGGTGAGGTCCCACGGATCGAGGGCGAACGCCAGGGCCAGGCCGAACGGGCCGAGCGCCGTATTGACCTCGACGGCGAACGCCTCGAGGGCCGCGCCGAGGGCCGCCACGCGGGCGCCCTTCGGGCCGAGTAGTTCGACCCGCGCCTCGAGATCGTCAACCCGCTTCCGGGCCGCGGTCGCCCGCGTTTTCGCGTCGGTGTACGCGGTCCACTCGGCGGCCAGGGCGCGCGCCTCTCGGATCACGTGCTCGCCGCGAGCGATCCGGGCGCGGAGTGTCGACAGGTCGGCGTCCGGCGCCGGGAGTGCCGCGAGGTCGGCCCGGAGGCGTGCGAGGTCGGTTTCGGCCGTGGCGACGGTTGCCACGAGGCGGTCCCGGTCGGATCTGGCTTGTTCGCATCGCCTGGCGCGCGCGTCGGCCTCATGGATCGAGTCGATCGTGCGAAGCGCCGCGGCGATCCCGGCCTCGGCTGACTGCACCCGTGCGAGTAATTCGTCGACCTGGCGCCGCAAGGCCGGTACGGCGCCGGCGAAGTGGGCCGCGGCCGTCCGACACGGGATCGAGGCATCGATCACACAGCCACGTTTCGGATCGTGGGCCTCGATTTCGGCGATTGCGACCGTGATCCGGTGCGCCTCGCCTTGTGCGTGTGCGTACGCGCGCCGTTCGGCGTCGACCACGTCCTGCGCCGCGGCCTCCCTGTCAGCGTGATCGACGCGGTCCGGATCGGGCGGGCCGACCTCGGCACACGTCGCCAGGTTCGCCCGGGCGTGTGCGAGCCCGGCCTCGGCGTGTCGGATCGCGCCCTCGAGCCCCTCACGGCGCCCGGCCTCGGCGCCGGCCCGGCTGAGGCGTTCCCGTTCCTCAGCCTGTAGCGTCGCCAGTTGGGCCTCGAGCGCCGCCACGTCGGGCGCCGGGTCGGCCGGCCGGTTCGGGATCCGAATTGCGCCAAATTCCGCCTTCGCCTTGCGCCGGCCCTCGAACGCTTCCGCAAACAACGCGTCGACCTGTTCAAGTGTGCGATCAACGCCGTCGACCGGAATCCGCACGGCGAGGGCTTTTAGGAGAATCGCTTTCGCGTCGGCGTGCGCCAGGTCGAGAAAGGCGGTTGTGTGACAGCACGCCGCGACCACGTCGCGCCCGGCCTCGAGGGACGCGGCCAGGCGTTCGACGCCCTCTGTCTCGACGCGCGATCCCTTGTCGGTGCGCGTCCGGGTAAACAACGCCCCGTTGTTCGCCTGTGAGAGCGTGAGCGTGACGCGGGCCGGCGTGGTGGCATCCGTCCCGGCCTGTTGGATCCGTTCGACGCCGACGCCGCGCGCGTCGAGGCCGCGGGCCTGGCCGGTAAACGCCCACGCGATCGCCTCGAGCACCGTCGACTTGCCGGCGCCGTTTTCGCCATAGATCAACGTGAGCGGAGTTGGCGTGTCGAGGACGACGCCCGCGTAACAGCCGAAGTGTTCGATCGCGATCTCGTCAATTCTCATCGTGGCCGTCCTCGCCGGAGTCGCCGGCCGTGTCGGTCGTTCGGTGCATCCCGAACCGTGTCGAGGTTTTCGCGCGGGCCAGGGCCTCGAGATCGGCGCGCACGTGGGCCCACTTTTTCGCCGTGACATACGGCCGGATCGCGGTTTTCCCGATCTCGATCCCGGGTTCAACGCCGGCACCGCGGATCACGTCGACCACGGCCGCGGCCGGGTACTTGATCGATTGCGAAGGCCGGTGTTCGAACGTGACGCCGGCCACGTCGAGCGGGCCGAACTGCGCCGTGTAGCCGGCCAGGACCGCGCGCCGAGCGGCGATCGCGTGCATGAGCGCGATGTACTGGCCGGCGACCTGTTCCGCCTCGGCCCGGGTCGCCACGCGGACGGGATCGAGGGCCGTTGGTTCGTCGACCACGGGACACGCGAGCGAGCAATACCCACAGTGATCGCCAGGCGTCGCCGGCCACGGGGCGCCGGTCGCCTCGTGCTCACGGATCGCCGCGGCCTGGCCGGCTTCAAGGGCCTCGACGTACGTATCGACCCGGTCGAGATCGGCGGCCGTGTACTCGACGGGCACGGCCGCGCCGAACCGCACGAACACGAGGATCACGCGGTAGACCCGGAACCCGGGCCAGATCCGACGGGCCCGTGCGGCGTAGAACTGCGCCTGAAAGGACGCGCGGACCCGGTCGGCCGTCCAAACCTGATAGTGTGTTTTCCAGTCGACGATCTCGAGGACCTCGCCGCGGGCGTAGGCGAGATCGATCCGCAATTGGTACCCGTCCGGGTCGGCCGGGTTTTCCTCGGCCAGTACGTACGCGTCGAGGTCCAATTCGAAGGATTCGACCCATCGCGCGAACAGATCGTCGACCTCGCCGAGTAGATCGGCCGGACACGGCGACGCGGCGACGGCGGCCCGGAACGCGATCGGGGCGAGGTCCTGGTTCAAGGACTCTCGCCGTGACCAGAGGGCTTGAATGTAGGTATGCGCGCACGCGTGAAACGTCGTACCGCGTCGAGCCGCGGCCGATTCGTCGACTACGCCGCGCCGATAGAGTTGATCCCATCGGTACGAACACGCCGCGAACGTCTCGAGGGCCGAGCGGCGCCTGGTTGCGGTGAGGGCGGTATCCATCGGGCGCCCCTAGATCAACCAGGCCGAGGGCGCCGCCGGGTTCGCGTGAACGCCTGGCGCCGCCGCCGCGGCCGGCGCGGGCATGGTCGACGGCGCGGGCGTAGACACGGCCGACGTGACCGGCGCCGCGGGTGACTTCGCCGCGGGCGACTTCCCCGCCGGCGCGTCGAGTGCGAGCAGGGCCGAGGACAGACCGGCCACGTTCCCGCGGTACTGGCGCAATAGGGCGAGGGCTTGCCCGGGTGACAGGCGCCGATCGGCGAGCGCGCGATCGATATCGGCCCCGGCGTCGGGTAATTGAGACGCGGTGAGTTCCTCCCGAATCGCCGCGGCCGTGGCGTCGGTCCCACTGGCCGACGGCGCCGCGGTCGACGCGGCCGGGAACGCTTCATCGACCGTCGTGTCGCCCTCACGAATCGCCGTCGCCAGGCCGCGCAACGTCACAAGGTGATCGCCGGTGATGTCCTCGAGCCCGCGAACCTCGAGCGCGGCGAACACGCGCGCGGCCGGCACCCCCATCTTGCCGAAATACTCGATCGACTCGGCGCGCCGGGTTGAGAGCGTTTCCGCCTTGCCGATCGCCACTTTCTTACACAGGTTGAACAGTTGGCGGGTGTAGGTGTTCGGTATGACTTGAAAGATCGCGTTTCGTGTCGCAATTGCGATCGCCGCGTTCGCCGTGGTCGCGATCATGTCCTCGCTGTACGTGTGCCCGTTCTTGTCGGTGATCCGGCGCTTGATCTCGACGGACCGGGCGACGTTGTTTTCGAGATCCCATGCCACGCCGCACGCCGTGACGAACCGATCGTCGACGTCCACGATCCGGCCTTGAATCCGCATATGCCCCCACCCGGCCGCGACGATTTCGCCGAGTCGCGCCGAGGGTCCCTCGATCGCTTTCTCGCTGCCCTTGCGTTTCGGGAGCACGTAGAAACACGAGGCCGCCGTGTCCTCGTCGAGCGTGGCCATGCCCGACGCCTTACGCATGAACGTCTCGATCGAGCGCGGGAACCGGCGCGCCGTCACGATCTGAATGTCGATCTCGCCGCGGGTTTGCGCCTCGAGGGCGCCGACCGTCGGCACGTCGACCAGTTCGGCGCCCGCGTGCGGCGCCGCGTGTTCGTTCGGTGACATCGGGATCAATCCTTCCGGCGGCCGAATAGGCGCGCCGCGTATGAATGGAAAATATCGAGGCCGCGGTCGACGGCGTGTGACCAGAGCACGAGCGCGGCCGTGACGACGGCGACGGCCGCCCACGTCGAGGCGTGGCCGAATAGATCGGCGCCCGTCACGCCCCTAACTCCCGGAACGCGGCGTCGCGCGCGTTGTTCAACCGCACCATCGCGTCGTGCGATCCGCCGGCGTTATCTGGATGAACGCGCGGCAATTGCGCCCGGAACCGAGCCTGCACGGCTGCCACACTCACGGCCTCGGCCGCCCCGAACCCGAGCACGAGGCGCCAATCGTGGCCGGGATCCGGTGGTAACGCCGCGGTATATCCGGCGAACGCTTGATCGAGCGTGCCGACGCCGTACCGGTCGATCGCGCGGATCGCGTCGATATGCCCCGCGATCGATCCGATGTTGTCGGCGACCCGATCCCATCGGTCGCACGCCAGGCACCGCGGTTTCCCGTTCAACAGGAAATACACAGCCGCGCCCGGATCGTCAGGATCGCGTCGATTCGACCGCGGGATGCCGTCGTTCCGAAGTTCGACGTTTGTACTTACGAGTTCGAACCTGGCGCCGAGGCGACGCAATTCGATCGCGAGTCGGTCGAGGGCTTCGGCGATCGTGAGTTCTCGCGATCGCCGGTGGTACGTAGACGTGCCATCGGCGCGCGTGTGCGTGCGAATGGTAGACGATGAAAATCGAGCCCGCTTACGCCACGACGCCGGTGTCCGCGCCCATCCCGTCGGCCAGGTCAGCGGATACCGCGTGGCCGTTTCGTGTGTCGTCATTGGCCTATTCCTCCCGGCGGCCGAGGTCGACGCGCACGCGTTCGAGCGTGTCGAACGGCACAAGATCGCCCATGCGTTCGGCCTGGCAGTTCTGGCACCGCTCGAGGACCCGATACCCGCGTTCGTTGCCGGCCCATGAACCATCGGCGACGGGTTGCCAGGCGTGCACGCACGCGGGCGCGTTCTGCCCGGTCATCGGGTGTACCTCGTGCTCAACATCACAGGTCGCACGGCGACCGACGCGTATACGTCCGGGTTGATGAAATCGGCCTGATCGAACTGCGCCGGCGCCTCGATCTCGATCCCGTCCTCGCCCTCAACGAAGTAGGGGAAAACACCGACCTCGACGGTACCGGCGTGGTCGATCGTCGTGACCTCGAGCGCGAGGACCGCGGCGCGTGCGGGTTGAGAGCGTGTTACGATCGGTGTGCTCACGTTCGAAACCTCTTTTCGTTCGCTGAGTTAGGCCCACGTTCCCGCGTGGGCCTTTCGTTTATAGAGGCGGCCGGGTGTCTCTATTTCCGAATCCCGGCGCCCGGTTTGCGAAAACGGCCAGGCGTGGCAACCCGCCGACCTGGCCCACGTCGCGCGGCGTCAGTGCCGCGGCCGACGCGTACCGGCCGCCCCTATCCCGTTCGGCGCGCGGCGCCGAAAAATCGCCGCCCCACTTCGGCCGGCGTGTGTTCGTTGATCCACTGTTGAACCGCGACTCCGTCGAATAGGCGACCCGGGCCCGACTTTGGCCGGATCGCCGGGTGTGCACGGCGCCGCGCGTTGTCGACCTGGCGCAACGTCCAGCCGAGGCCCTCGGCGAGTTCTTCACGCGTGAGCACCGCCGGAATTCGATCGCCCACAAGCCAGCGGTTCAACGGTCGACCTCAGCGCCCGACCGATCGGCCGCTTCGCTTACGGTCTTGACAGGTGAGGCGTTGACGACATACCGCCCGACGGGAAACCCGAGCACCGCGGCGAGTGCGCGCGCCGTTCGCACCGTTTGCGTGTCGTTGGCGAGGAACCGGTACACGGTCCGATGCGCGATCGCGCCGTTCGTCCGATCGGCCAGATCCCGCGGATCGAGGCCGGCCGCCGCGGCGTCCTCTGTCATTAATTGCCCGTTGAACCGAACGCGCGGAAGTGGGTTCGTTGCCATTGCAACGAGACAATACGATCGGACGCGTTGCCGCGTCAATGTCTTTTTTGGTCGCCTGTTGCCGTGTCAATGCCGACGGCAGTAAATTTGAGGCGTGCCGAACCGGGTACGGGTGCGAACCTATGGCGCGTTCGGCGATCAACTGCGCGCCTGGCGTGGCGATCGCGATGTCGAGGAAATCGCGCGCCAGGTGCGCCAGTTGGGCCTCAAGTTCGACGGGGCGACGTTGCGAGGATGGGAATACGGTTGGAGCGGGAACCCGGATCTCTCGCGATTCCTGGCCTTGAGCCTCGTCTACGGACGTACGTTGCACGAGGCGCTCGCCGCCCTCTTTGCCGATAGACCGACAGCGGTTGACCTAATCCGTCAATTTGGTACGGCACACTCAACCGCGGAAGGTGGCACGGATGCGATCCCTTCGACTCGTATCAAGGAACTACTCGGCAAACTCGAGACACTCGAACGACGGAACAAGGACCTTACGGAGCGACTCGACGCCGCCGGCGATCTCGCCGTGCGCCTCGTTAACCTCGCTGTCATTGGCGAACAAGATCGAGCGGCTACGGGCCCGAGTGCCAAAAGCCGCAAACGTGGTCGAACGCCTCGTCGATGATCTGTTGTTGGAGGTCGATTTGTTATGAGCACGCGCGGAGTGTCAGCGGTCACGGTTGGCGCGATCGTGGTGGTCGGCGCCGCCGCCGTCGGGTTCGGCCTCGTGCGGGCGTTTCCGGCCCTGCGAAACACGCATCGGACCGACGGCACTTGCGAATTGCGGGCGCGCGCCGCCGTGGCGGGCCGCGTGATCGCCCTCGAGAACCTCGACGCCGTCCCGTGGCAGGATGCGCGGATCGTCGTGCGCGGGTTCGAGCACGTCGCCGGCCGGTCAGCGCCCACGGGCCCGCATGAAACCACGCGGCCGACGGTCGATCGTGGCCTCAACGCGATCGGCGTCGACAGCTTGCAGACGTCGACGGGCGCCCGATGGTCGGCGTTGACCATGCAACCCGCCGAGGTCGAGATCGTCGCCACGTTACGCGGCGAACCGTGTCGCGCGGCGATCGACTTCCCGGCCCGGTGATCCAATGGCCCGCCGACGGCGCGAACGCGGGAACGTGCGCCGCAAACGATCCGGCCTCCAGGCGTACGTGCGCGTCGCCGGCGTCCTGTATTCCAAGATGTTTCCGGCCGACACGCCGCGGGAAACCTGGCGCGCGTGGATCGATGCGACCGTGGACGAACCAGCCGCGGGCACGTTGGCCGCCGACGTCGAGGTCTACCTGGCGACCCTGGCCGACCGACCGAAACGGGAGGCCGAACGCCGCGTGCAGTTGGCGTACTGGATCGCGCGGTTCCCGAAACGGCCGCGCCGGTCAATCACGGCCGTCGAGATTCGGATCGGCGTCGCCGATCTCTTGAACACGGGCCGCGCGGCGTCGACCGTGCGCCATTACCTCACGGCCTTGCATCATTTATGGTCGACACTCGACGGGCGCGCCGCGCCGAACCCGTTACGCGACGTGCCGCGCCCGCGTCAACCGGCGCCCTTGCCACGCGCGATCCCCTATCCCGTGATCGAGGGCATCCTGGCCGAGTTCGCGACGCACCGGCACGGGAAACTCGACGCCGCGGCGCTCGAGCAGATTCGTACCCGGTGCGCGGCCGGTGAGCCGCAACGGGCCCTGGCGCGGGCGTTCGGCGTGACCGACGCCGCCGTGTCTAAGATCATCCGAGGCGCCCGCAAGGCGGGCGACCCCACGCCGGCGAAAACCGCGGCCCGGTTGCGGGTCCTCGCCTACACGGGCATCCCGCCGGCCCAAATCGGCGCCCTACAGCGTGCGGACATTGACTGGCAGGGCGGTACGGTCCTCGTGCGCCCGCGTCGCAAGGGCGCCGGCGCGCCGCCCCGCCGGCACCCCCTCACGGCCGCCGGCCTGGCCGCCCTTGAGGCGTTCGCCGCGGTCGACGCGTTCGGGCCGTTCAATACCTCGAGCGCCCATCATGCGTTCCGTCGGGCCGTCGATCGCTACTGCCGGCGCCTCGAGGACGATCCGGCGACCCACGAGGCCGGCGTCGCCCTCCGGGTACAACTGGCCGACGTGCGCCCCTACGATCTGCGCCATTCGTTTCTAACGGCCGTGTACGCCGTCGCCGATCGGTCGATCGTCCAGGCGTTCGGATCGCACGCCGATCCGCGCACGTCGGACCGGTACACCCTGGCCGGCGTCGCGCCCGCCATGCGCGCGGCCGTCGAGGCCTTGAACGCGGCCGGGTTCGGACCGGGCAATCCGGGCAACGAAACGGGCAACATTGCGGCGCCGCAACCGTCCACGACGGGCCAGAAGCGACCATCTGAGGTACATGCCGACAGCAGCATGATGATGTCAGAATCGCCGGAAAACGTCTGATTTTATGGGGTTGTGAGTGGCGCGCCCGGCCGGAATTGAACCGGCGGCCCCCCGCTTAGGAGGCGAGGAAGGACGCCTGTAACCGATAGCCGTTGCGCCGTTTACGCGAGCCGGGCAACTGTGCGGGCAATTTTTCGCGAGTGGTCGCCGTGTTCGCCCCGCGTTCTATTATCCACGGCCGCCGGTCCTGGCGCTAGTGCCGCGCGTCGCCCGCATACGTCGCACTCGAGGCCGGCGCCGCGTTCGTCCTCGACGCGCCGCACGAGGATCGCCCGGCCCGCGTTGCACGCGCCGCACGAGGGACACGACAGATCGGGCACTCGCGACACAAGGATCGACCTCGACATACGTTCGAGAGAAAGGCACGCGCGGCCGGCGCCCCGAACGGCCCGGAGGATAGCCGATCGGTCGGTTGTGGGCCGGCCGCGCGTGAGCACGTCAACCGGTGTACCCCGGCTGATAGAACCCGAGAGCCCGGATCGAGGCCTCAGTGATTCACGATCCGCCGGCGTCGGCCGTCGCGAGGGCCGCGTGTTTCGCCGCGCCCGCGGCGATATGGTCACAGATCGCGTCAAGGTCGGCCGGTGTCAGCGTGCCGTTCTGCGACCCGATGAACTGCCGAATTTCGGCAACGGTGGCCGCGCCGACCGTGACCAACTTTTGACCGAATTCGATCCAGGCGAGAGCCGCGGCGATCGTCATTTCGTCCCCCCCACGGTTGTGTTGATGGTTTGAATCTGGCCGAGCGCGTTCGTCAGTTTGGACACGAATGGCAACGAGGGCGCCAGGGTCGCCGCGGCCGTCGCGATGTCATTCGCCGCGGCCACGTAGGCCACGAACGACGCCGGCGCCGGGTCGCCCGGTTTCCATAGCTTCAGGGCCGCCGCGGCCTGTTCGTTGACCGTGAACGCTTTCGCGAACGCTTTCGCGATCGCTTGATGTTTCGCCGTCGTGAGGCCGAGCGCCGCGGCGTCGGGCGTACACGTCGTGATCGGTTGCGTTTGGTCAGCCAGGGCGTTACAGGTCGACCGCTCGAGGTCGTGCGCGGCCTCGAGGGCCGTTTCGGCGGCCTCGAGCGTGACCACAGATCCGGCCTTGATCGCGGTCGCCGTTTGCCCGCACGCGGCCGTGCTGAGGGCGCCGAGGCCGACGGCCACCGCCAGGAACCACGCGCCGATCTTGTTCGGGAGGCCCGACGTCCGCATCACGCCCGATACGATCCCGATGATCAACGCCAGGCCGCGCAATTTCGGGAGCCAGGCCGGCGGCAGACCGTAGTACGCGGCGACTTCGGGCGACGTGAACGCCGTTGAGAGCCCCACGATCACGGCCGCGGCGATCGCGATGTTCCATTTGAGATCGTCCGAGGTCCAACCGAACCCGGCGAATAGCTTCGACAACATGATCCAATCCTTTCGAAGTGTCCGGTTAGCGTTTCAGCGGAACGGGCACTGTCCCGCCGTCGAGATAGCCGCACGCGCCCGAGGCGACGGCGAGGTCGCCCCACTGTTGCCGGCCCGCTTCCGGTGGCCTGGCGTACCAATAGGCCTCATAGCTCGTGTGCTCTGCGGCCACGAGGCACAGCGGGATCCCGGGACCCCACGCCGACAACGTCCAGCCGACCCCGGCGTGGCCGGCCAGGTGCCAGGCGATCGAATGTTGATCGGCGCCGACGCCGTCGGCCTTGAACTGTGCGGCGAAGTTCGTCGCGAGTTGTGGATCGTCGCCTGGCGTGCCCGCGTACGGGCCGTTCTGTATCAGCCACACGTGCACGAACGGCGCGACCCGTGACCACGCGCCGGCGTTGCCGTCCGGGTTCCACGTGTGATCGTCATCGTTGCACAACGCGTCCGTGCCGGCCGGCGCGTCGACATCGGACGTCATATGGATCGCGATGATCGCCGACGGTAACGTCGCCCGACCCCACTGTTCGAGCTTGCCCCATGAACACGAGCTGATTTCGTACTTCCCGGGTTCCCATCCGTACGGAACGGCGAACCGGATCAACCGCTGCGCTCGAGGCCGCGACAAGAGCGGCGTTAGCGTCGAGATCGTTTGATCGACCGTCCACCCGTCCGGGTGTAGGAACACGATCGGCACGAGGCCGGCATCGTAAAAGGTTTGCGCGATGTCGAGGAACTTTTCGAAGTTATCGCCGTTCGCGTGGGCGGGATCTTCCCATCTCCAATCGTGCGGCGCGTACTGGCCGTGGTAGCCGTCCGAATCGACAATCGGACCGATCACGACGTGCGTATAGTGGAGCGTGTCCCGGAGGCAATGAATAATCGCGGTCTGTTGATCGGCCGTGTAGTTCGCGAAGAAATCGGTCGCGATGATGTTGTCGGGCGCGCCGGGCCGCGGCCCCCACGGGATCGATAACCCCGGGCACAACGAGGCCGTCGGCCACATGGCGCCGCGGACGGCGGCCAGTTGCGGCAACGTGTAGGCCGTGAGCGGATCAACATGGGTCGCCTCGATCGCGATCCGGTTATGACACCCGCCGACCGTCGACCCGTTGCACGTTTCCGGGTGTAGTTGCGTCTCGGCCGCGTTCCACCCGTCGGCCGCGTCGACTACCACATACGCATCCGGCAATGGGCGCCGGGCCGCCGGGATCGTGATCAACGCGTAACCGTCGGCGTTCGTGACGCCGTCGACGAACACGCCAGGGGCGACGTTCACGTGCACGGCGAGGCCCGGAACCGGATACGTACAGGCCCCCGGCGCCGTCGCCGTGTCCGAGGCCGCGTCACACGTGACGATGTCGATCGCCAGTGGGCCGAGGACGGGCGCCGCGGGCGCCACGGCCGCCGGCGACACGGGAGGCGCGACGCGCGGAGGCGGTACCGTCGCGCACGCAACGAAGACGAACAGGGCCGAGGCGAGGCCGGCCAGGGTGACGCGTCGAGTCTCGAACATGGGATCTATCCTTCCGTGACCGGGTACACGGTGCCCTTGCGCCGTTGTACGTGTAAGTGTTCGTTCGCCTGGCCGCGGTTCTCGATCCACCCCCAGAACCACGCCACGCCGAGGCCGCCGCCGATCGCGGTCGGTGATTCGCCGTCGCCGAGGACCGTTACCAGTTCACGTAAGAACGCATCCTTGCCGGCGTCGTCGAATTCGTGCGTCCGAAGGTCGTACGCTTCGCCGAGCGTGTGCGGGTCGGTGGCCGGGTGCGCCTCAGTGCCACACGTGATCATCAGCACGCGCCCGAACGTGCGCGCCGTCGCGCCGAGGGCCTCGAGGATGCGAAACCCGGCCGGCGCGATCACGTCGAACCGCACGCCAGGCTTGTAGACCACGCCATACCCGATCATCGGAGCACCCCGCCGACACGGCTGTGGGCCAGTTGCGGATCGGACGTGAGGATGCGATCGATGTTCGCCAGGTGATCATCGATCGCTTTCAACCGAGCCTCGAGCACGTCGCGCCGTTCGTAGATCGCGGATTCGTCCTTCAAATGCGCGCGTAACTCTATCTCGAGGGCCTCGAGCCGACGATCCTGTGTTGCGCCGTCGCGACTAGCCGCCGAGAACCAGCCGCCCCACGTGAAAATCTGCGAGATCACTAGGATCCCGATCGTGGCGAGCGGTAACAGGTTTTGCCCGAACCACGATTCACGTTCGACGATCTCGACGGGTGCGGCGTCCTCGGTGTATTCCGCGTGAGGTCGTTGCGGCGTCATTTTGCGTCCGAGGGCGCGATACCAGATGCCTTGATCTGAGCGTCGGCGGCCGATCGAATACCCATGTAAATCGCGCCGGCGAGTTGATCCGGTTTGTACCCTGCCGGGTCGATTCCGACCGCCGACAAGATCGCGCCGCATCCCGTCGCGAGCATGGCGGTTGCCGTGCCCGCACTCCCGATCGGCTGTTCGAGCACGATCTCGACCTCGCCGGCTTTCGTGCGCGTGGGCGTGTCGCCGTCAACCGCGTTGTTGTAGCCGGACACAATCACAGAGATCCGCGCGGCGATCCCTTGCGCGTCGAGATCGTCACTCGTATCGATCGTGATCCGGCTTGTCCGCCATTCGTTGCACTGTCCGACCGGCGCGAGCATGGGGCGAAGCGTCGACGTTTTTAAGGACACGATGGGTACTCCCTACCAGTTAACGACGTTGTATGTTGAGGCCCAAGTTCCAGGCGGATACAGGACCGGCGGACGGTCACTGGCAACCGTCGGATTGTTTGTTGCGCTGGCCGTGATATTGGAGGCCCCGACTATGTAGTTGACCCACCCGTAACACCCGGCCGAATTCGTGTACGAGTACTCAGCGATGTTGCCGACCGTTTGATCGCGTCCGAGTAACGGCCAGTACCCCGTTAGGTTTTGCGGATAAATCAGCGACGCGGGAGGATGGCCCGCCATCCCATTGATCTCGTACGGATTCAAGAGGATTTGGGCAATCGAGTTGAACGCCGCCGTCGAGCCTGGCGAGGGCCAGATCGCGACGTCCGCAATGAGGCCATCGAACGGCCAGATGTTTCGTTGCCAGGTCGCCCCGTTGTACCAGATCCGATCCCCGACGTTCGGGATACATTCGTCATTCGAGTTCCCGGCGCTTGCGGAACCCGTAGCGGTAAAGATCCCATTACTGTTCCTGAGCCACAGCACACGCGACGTGTAGCCGTTGAACATCGCGATCGCGAAGTTCCACCCATCCTGCACGACTGCCCCAACCGGACTAATACAGTCGGATACCGCCGCGCCGCCGGCCGAACTTTGATACGCGACAAGGCGACCCGCCGACAACATGAGATAGGCACAGGTTGCGCCGGTTGTGTCCGTGGCACTGGCGAATCCTGCGATCGCACGTGAACTAGTCAACCCCGTCGCGGTCGGCTTGAACCACGCCGACATCATCACGTACCGATTCAGAGACGAGTTGGTCGTCAACGATGATGGGTTGTAGAGCCCCTGCCCGTTCGCCGCCGTGAATTTGCGCGATTGCAACTTGTACCCGTAGGCATAGGGATACCCGCGCGCACTCTGTAATTGCGTCGGTGCGAACCGCGCCCGGAGACTGCTCTGCATCGGAAATCCTTCTCTTACGGGGCGTAGTGCGTCGCTTGAACCGCCCACACGTTGATCACGTTTGCGGTTGTCACAAATGCTTTAAGCACGTTCGGCGTGCCGTTGCCGGGTACACGATAGCGCCCGAGGCAGATAGGGCCGACGATCGGCGGGATCGGAACAGGCACGCGATCGTCGGGATCGGTGGTGCCACCGTTACAGATCGTGGCTGTCTCGAGGCCCGATCCCGTGTTCGCGGCCCACAGCTCGAGATCGTCGAACTGGCCGGCGACACTCGGCCCCGTGTGAAGCGTTTGCGCCGTGCCGATCGAGGTCGCCGTCAACTTAATCGCGCGCCCTTGAGTCGACCCTGAGAGTACGATCGGTGTGAACGTGGCCGCCATGCGTGTGTTCCCCTTCCCTTAGCCGAGCATCGCTTGAGCGAGAATCGGAGCCGCGGCATCGGGACCAGCCCCGACCGAAAAATACGCGGCGCCATTGCTCGAAATCAACAGACCGAGGGTGTTGTCGAAATACAGCGTTGCGTGCCCTGCGGTCGAGACTGCCGGCGCCGAACCCGTACCAAGTAAATCGAGTTCGGCGAATCCAGAGCCCACGAGGCCGCCTTGCAACGCGGCAAGGTTATTGACGATATCCGTGTTCCAAATCGAGGCCGTAATCAAATCGCCGGTCGTGCGAACCGTCGGAACCGTCCACCCCATATACTTACGCCTCCGATCCGAGTGGCGCGATCCCGTGCGCCAGGTTTTCGGCCTCGAGGGCCGCGAGCGGTTCCGCCCACGGGAACCAATGACGCGAATTCATCGCCGGCCGACGCATGAGGATCGCCTCAGCCTGTTCCCATCCCGCCGGCGGGTCGAGATCGAGGAACCGGGCGCCACACTCGAAACAGAGGGCCGCGCGCCAGGTCGGATCGAAACTCGGCGCGTTGCCACAGTGCGGACAGAGACATACCCATCGGCCGGCCGACACAAACGGGATCGGCTTGTCCTCGGCGTCGAACGGAGACCGCAACCGCATCGAGGGACGGGCCGCCTGTAGCGTCGCGATCGTGGCCGCCTGGCGCGCCCGATAGGCCTCGATCGAGTCGACTTCATGCGCCTCGAGCGGGCGACCGATCCGAGCATAGGGCGACCACGTGGTGACAGGCATAACCTCAGTTCCTCACAAGGCCAGGATCGACGTTGACCCAAGTTCAGACGCGCTCGCGGTACCGAGGACCCAATAGTGATTACCGTCGCCGGGAACAAGTTGCCACTCGCAATCCAGGCGCCCGCGTTCCGAGAGCGTCAGCTTTACCGCGTTGATGTAGTAGATCCGATCGGTCGTCACGCCAGAGACGATCTCGCCGACGGCGACGCGGTCGGAAATGTCGCCGAGGACCGCGGCGACCATGAACGCGTCCGACCGATTCGCGCAAAACTTGAGCGTCTTAATCTGAGGCGTCGGCGACGTGCGGGTGTACACGTGTGACAGATAGGCCGCGGCGTTCGACGCGAACGCGGGATCCCCTTGATAGGGCATATCCACGTCGGCGAGGTTGTCGCCGTATAGGGCTTGAAAGGCGGACGCGGCCGACTCGCCGATCGCCGGGTTCAACGCGAACACGGCATCGCCCCGGACCTGTAACTTCGTGATATAGGCGGCCTGGGCCCCGCCGAGGGTGACCAGTAACTTCGCCGCTGAGGCCCACGCCGTCAGCGTGACCGAGAGCGACCCGGTACAGTCGAGACCCGATCCGTCGGGCGCCGTGTTCGCCGTGTAATCGGTGGTCGCCGCCGGCGGGACGATGTTAGTTGCGCCGATGAATGATCCGCGGTTCGCCGGGTCGGTATAGTTCAACGTGATCGCGATCGACTGGCCCGGCAAGAGCGCGGCCCGACCACTCGAGATCCCGAGGGAGGCGACCGGGCCCGAGAGGCTCGCGCGTGGGACGATCGTACGAGGGTAATCGGTCACGCGAAACCGCGTATAGATCTCGGCCGCGTTCGGGAGGATGTCGAGGCCGGTCATCAGGCCGTCGACCGTCACCCGGAGCGCGCTATTCGAGACGCGGGCGTGTCGGTTCTCGTAAAACACGGTTTGCCCGACAACGGCGTCGCGGCGTTGCCCGATGTACCCGAGTTCCGATCGCGCCAGGTCGGCCAGGCCCGCAAAGACGGTCGACGTGACCCATAGATTATCGAACGCGTACACGTAGGTGTCCGACCCGACACCGATCGCGGTTCTGAGTGGTGACTTCGGGACAATCGCGATCAACGCTGACGCCGCTTGATCGCCGCGCACGTTCGCGCTAATCCCGACGGTCATGTTCTGCCGCGCCGCATCGTCGAGCCAATCGAGCGCGGTACACGTCACCGTGCGGGCCTCCCACTGGCCCGGCGCGGCATCGATCCCGCGGAGGCGCCCGCACCAATACACGGTGCCGGCCGATCCGTACGTTAGCGCGTATTGCACCCGGTTGCCGTGCTGCCAGCCGGGCCGGCGGTTCGCGTTGAATGGCGAGTACCAACCGAGCACGCCGCCCGAGTTTTTGACGTCGTTACGGAGGCCGAACGTCAGCGTTCCCGTACCCGCGATCCGAGTCGCCGGGTTCGTGTCTCGAACCCCGTAGTCGAGGACGATCGGATCGCCGGTGAGGTCCTTTGACAGATCGGTCCACTGGCCCGCGAGATAGTGCGCCGCGACTTGCGCGGCCGTAAGGGCGACCGGGTACACGGCGACATCGTCGAGAGCACCCGCAAAATACGTCGTGTTCTGGCCGATCTTGAATCCCGAGGCCGACAAGGTCGTTACGGCCGCGGTACCCTGCGCCACGAGAACGCCGTCGAGGTACAGCTTGATCCCGTTCGTCGCCGTCGTGCCGTCCCACGTGCCGACCATGTGATGCCAGATCGTCCCGTCCGAGAAATTAAAGTTCGCTGAGTTGCCGCCGCCGCCGATGTAGAAATACAAGGTCGCGCCGGCGTGCCAATTCAATTGATAGCCGTTCGCGTACCCGACGCCGGCGATCCCGGCGTCCGAACTGCCGGCGCCTCGCTTGACCCACGCCTCAACAGATAGAGGGCCGCGCGTGAGATTGAACGCGGAATCACTTTGGGTGATCTTCCCGGTCGATCCGTCGAACAGGGCGCCGCCGTTCGTGTCCGGTTGCGGCGTCGCCTGGCCGAACGTCACGCCGCCCACGACGGTACCGGTGTGCCCGTTTCCGCTCGCATCGGTCGCCGTGAGGGATCCGACCGCGTCGCCGAGGCGCCAGTACCCGATCGCCCCGTCCGCTTTCACGAGCGCGTCGTAGTCGCCGCCGAGTTGCACGCGGATCGCCGATGTCGGCGTGACCCACGCCACTAGCGCCCGCCTCCCGAGGCCAGGATCGCGTCGCGAATCAAGTACGGTTGCGCGCCCATCATGCGCGAGATCGCCGCCACGTGGCCGGCCAGTTGATCGCCGAGGCCCGCGATCCCGGCCTCGAGGCCCGATAGATCGATCCCGGGCGCCGCGGACGCGCCGAGGGTTGCCGCGCGGTCGATCAACCGCTGCACGGTCGACGGTTTTAAGACGAATTCGCCGCCGGGCGCGTCGCCGACGATCGCGAGGGTCGGCCGCCGCACGAACGCCTCGTCGGCGAACGCCGGCACGCCCGATCCCTGTTGATCAAACTCGTACGGGACGTGGATCGTTGGTACGTTGTTCGCCGCACTCGTGAGCGCCGACCCGATCCCGGCCGCGGCCGTCGCCGCCACGCCTGGCAGGTTCGCCAGCGTGGTATTGAGGTCATGGATCGCGTTGACAATCGCTTGCGTGCCCTTGTCGAGCGGCGTGTCCTCCCACGTGAGGCCCGAAATGTCTGTAATCTGCTGCCCGTTGGCGTCGAGCAATTGCCCCGATTCCTCGAGGTTATCGATCAAGGGTTTCATATTGAGCGGGATCGCCGTGCCGAACTTGATCGAGTCGGTCACGAGTTGCGAGATCGCGCCGGACATCCCCTGAAGCACGCCGCCCACGTCGGCGCCGGCGTTCGTGAGGTCGGTAAAATCCTGAAAAATCGTCTTGGCGGAGGCGTCGAGGTTCGCCTGTTGGAACTTCGGACCCAACGCGGCCAGCGAGATCCCATAGTTGGCGGCCGTCTGTTGCAGCGCCGCGAAGTTCGGCGTCGCACTCTGCACGAGGCCGTCGAGCGCCGCTTTTTCGTCGGCCGTGAGTTGTGTTGATGTTTCCAGGGCCGTGATCATGCCCTGTAGTGCGGCCGGCGCCGAGGCGCCTACGGCTTTGACTGCGGTAACAATCGCGTTGACGCCCGTCGCGACGTTCGCGGCGTTCGTTTTTTCGTCGGTAAAGGCCTTGTTGATTTGGTCGATCACGGCCTGTACGGCCGGCCCGCCGGCTTTTTCGGCGTCGAGTAGGGCTTTCACGTCGGCTTGGGCCTGTTGCGCGGATCGACCCGTGGCAGCGTAGGCGGCCCCGACTTGATCCATCATGCCCTGAAACCCGCCGAACCCCTGTTCGAACGAGGCCTCGATCTTTCGGCCGTCGAGTTCCGTCTGCGAGGGCCCGCCGAATAGGTTCGAGAGCGCCGACGTGATCGCGCCGGCGAACTGAGAAATATACGGGCCGACAACCGGGATCGCGTCGAGTAGCGAGGATCCGAGGTTCGTTGCCAGCGATTTCGCGGCCTGGCCGACGTTGCCGCCACTGAGCGCGGCCGATAGTAGGTTGTTCACGTCGCCGAGCGAGCCCTTCAACGTGCCCTCGAGCACGTCGCCGAGCGACTTCGATTCGGCGTTGACTTCGGCCAGGGCCGATCGCAACCCGGCCGACTGTTCGGCCGCGTACGCCTCTTGATTCGCGAACCTGAACACGGCCGAATCGTTCCCGATCATCGTGGCCGTGAGCGTCTGCCCGTCGTTCGCTAATCCGGTGAGGGCCGCGTGCGAATCGCCAAACCGGTCATTCATCAGGCCAATAATCGGCGCGGCGTCCTTGAAGGTTTTGTTCGTGTCCTGGCCGACCTGATTCGTAAAGGCGAGCTGCGTCTGAACGGCCTTGACCTGTTCCGTTGTGATCCCGTACAGCTTCGCGATCTTGTCGACGGCGACGCCGTGATCGAGGTAGTACTTCGTGCCCTCGACGACGGACCCATCCATCCCGTTGATCGTGTCCTGTACCGTCGCGCCGACCGTGGCAAACTCGTGTAACAGGGCTTGCCACTTGATTTCCTCGGCTTGGGCTTTCTTAACCTCGGCCTCGTGCGCTTGGATCTGTGCGTCGAGTTCGCGTGTCGCGGTTTTTTCCTCGCCGAGCCCGAGCGCGAGCGGCACCGCGGCACGATCCTGTACCGCTTTCGTCCAATCCTTGACTGAGGTCGACGCCGGACCCGTGACGGTCGGAACGGCGCCAACCGTTCCGTTATAGACGGCTGCCGCGGCGTTGAATAGCGCGAGTTCGGCCGCGGTTTCCTTCCAGGCCAGGCCGAGCGGCGTGAGCCACTGGATCACGAGCGAGGTTTTCTCTCCCACGAACCCGAGCGCCGCGACTAGATCGGTCATAGCGGGCGTGAGGTCGCGCCCGATCGACGTGCCGGTCGCCGTCAATTCCAGCTTGAGCGCGCGCGTCGCCGTTTCGAATTCTTTCGCCGCCGTAGCTTCCTCATCGGTCCACGTGAGCCCGAGATCGCGCGACTTTTGGATCAAATCGTCGAGCGGTTCGAGCATAAGTGGGAGCAGATCCCGCCCTTGCTTCCCGAAGATCGCCACCGCGGCCGCGGCCCGGGTCGCCGGGTCCTCTGTTCGCTTGATCGCGTCGGCGATCGCGAGGAACTGTTGATCGGGCGAAAGCGATTTGATGTCCTCGAGCGAGAGCCCGATCTGCGCCAGGCCGCCGGCCGTTTTCGCGGAATCCGACCCGATGTTCGCCTCGAGTTTGAATATCGCATTCGAGACTTGATCGAGCGTGCCGCCGGCGAGTTCGGCCGCGCCTTTCAAGTTCGACAGGGCCGGCACGCCGATCCCTGTTTTGAGTTCCATGTCGTGTAAGTTTTCACCGACCTCCGAGGCCTTGTTCGCGAGTTCGAACAGGCCGGCGGCCAGCGCCACAGCCGCGGCGCCGCCGGCGATCATCGCGCCGGTCGCACCCGTGAGCGATTCCAGCAGACCGCCCTTGATCCCCTCGGCGAAGTTTTTCGCGGCTTCGCCCGGGTTTTCGAAGGCTTGTTTCGCCAACGCTTCGAACTGCGAGAACGTCGACTTCATCCCGTCGCCGAACGAATCCTGTACGCCCTGGCCTGCCGCCTTCGCATCGTCGCGAACCTGTTGGAACGCGTCGCGCGCGGCGTTCTGGGCGAGGATCTTGAGCGTGATCTGTTTATCGTCAGCCATCGATCCCCGCCTCGTTACTGCGACGCCGGTTCGCGAGTTCCACGCGGAGTTCCTCGTCAGCGATTCGCGCCAGGAACCCGATCGCCTCGAACGTGCGCGCCGGCTGTTCGAGCACGCCGCCCGAGGCCGGGAGGCTGATACGCGCAAACCGCGCCGTCATGCCGACCGCCTCGACGCGATAACAGGCGTCGAACGCCTCGAGATCGGCCGAGGCCGCGCGGAGATCGAGCACCGGGCACGTATACAGGTCCACTACCGGCCGATCCCCTCGATCGGCGCCGCCGGTGAGTTCGAGCCGGAACACGGGATCGGTTGCGGGTGCGCCGCATCCTCGGTCACGACAGAGGCCGCGATCCCTGCACCGCTGACAGTCGGCGCCTGTGTCGCGCCAGGCGGTACCGTCACCGGCGCGTCCGAGATACGCGCGGAATCGGATCGCGACCTCAAGGCTTTTTTTGCTGAGGGACTCAGGGTGTTTTCGTTGCGAATCGATCGCAAACACGCTTGGAGCACGTCGACCCGCCCGCCGAACGCCCGTACCACGTCGGCGCCGGTGACAATGGGCACGGGCGCGCCGTCGGGCCCGTCCTCGAACAACTGCCCGGGTTCAATCGACACGTAGGCCGTGATCGACTCCCGCACGAACCGGTCGGCCGCTGAGGCTTCGGCGTCCTCGAGGGCCTCGAACGCGGCCCGCGCATCGGGCGCCATTTCGGCCAGGCGACGCGCGCGGACTTCGTCGGCCGGCACGATGAACGCGCCCTCGATCGTGCGCCCTGGCTCGAGCGTGAGCGTGCGCCGGGCCTGTTCCGGGCCGTCCGGTTGCCTGGCAATAAGGGAGGCCGACGGCGGGTTCGCCGACCGGTACAGATCGCGATTGAACGCCGCGCACTGTTCGAGCGTGAGGCGCGCGACACGCGCGCGGATCGCCTGGCGTTCGCCGGTGTCCGGGTCCTCGAGGTCGAGCGTGATCGGGTAAAAGGTCTGGATCTTCATGGGTCCTTCGGTGAATGGCCCGCGGCGCCGTGCCGGGAGGCCTCGAGGCCGGGCGCGTGCCGTGGTGCGTGCCGTTCTGCCGATGCGCCCGGGAGGGTCGAACCGGCCCGGCGCCAGGAGTGCGCCGGGCCCTGTTCGAATGGGCGCGAATTGAGGACCGACCCCGGACCTAGACCAACCCGAGGAACACTTCGTCGTTCTGCCCGTCGGCCGATTCCCGCGCCTCGCCCTTGAACGCCCATGACACGGCCGTTTCCGGGTTGTCGGTATCGGCCGGGTGCCAGTAGACGTTCGGACAGTACACGGCCACGATGTTGCCGAGTGTTCGGCCGGTCTGATTAAAAAACGACGATCGGGTCCCGGCTTTCGTCAGGTCGTACAGGGTCGCCGCCGTTTCGGTGTAGGCCTCGAGTGTGAGCGCCACGTCGCGCCGCGTCGCCCGGACGACTTCCGACGCGATCCCGGCGTCGGCGTTCGCGCCGTATTCCTCGTTTCGAACGACGAGCCCGTTCGAGATCGAGAGCCCGGCCTTTTTGATCAAATAGGCCGTCGCGCCGATGTAGGTTTCGCCAACGAGCCCCGACGGCGGGTTCCCGCCGATCTGTGTGAACGTGCCCGGGTCGGCGACGGCCGCGGCGTCGGAGACTTGATCCGAGGCCGGCCCGGAGGCCGTGAACGAGGGTTCGGCGTTCGCGTCGAGGGCGATCGCGAACTTGTCGACCGCGGCGCCCCTGAGTTCCCGCCGGAACCCGTCGAGGCAATGGAGGAACGCCAGGGAGAGCGCGAGGCCCGTCGTCAGCTTGTACGTGACCCCCGACTTGACCGCCGACGAGTTCGACGGGGCGACGGGTAACGCGGGCGCCCACGAGACGACAAGCGACGCGATGTTCGTCACGAACCGCACGTACGTCTTCCCGCCGGCCACGAGCGCGATCGCATCGCCGATCGTCAATCCCGTTACGGCCGTGAACGTGCAGCTTGTCGTGGTCGCCGCGGCGTCGTTGACGGTCGTTGACAGCGCGGCCAGGGTCGACGTGCCGAGCGCCGCCAGCAGAATCGGATCGCACTCCGGGCGTGTGCCGACCGTGCCCGACGGACGCAACAGGCCGGCGACGTTCGAGAGCGCCGCCGTGCGACGCCGATCGAGGTCGACCACGCGGCCGGGCGACGTTTTCTTTTCGTTCGAATTGACGCGGTTGTACGGGTCGAATACGGCCTTGAAATCGGTGTGACGCATCGCGCGCGCCGCGGCCGACAGCGTGTTCGATCCGCTCGCCCCGGTCTGACTCTGGCCGTACCCGGCCCCGTTGCCGCCGAGCGTGCCGGCTTCCTGTACCACGTAGAGGCGGCCCTTACGGCCGATGTTCAACGCCATGATCTACCCCTCAGATTCAGGCCCGGCCGGCGTGGCCGGGTCGATTGTGAGCACGGGCGCCGCGGAGGTCGCCGGCGTGATCGGTGTGACCGGTTCGAACCACTCGAGCGGGAACACGTCGCGCACCGTGAGGCCGCCACCGATCGGCGCGTCGAGATCGACGGGTTGCCCGGGCCCGATGTTGCGCCCGCCGACGTTCGGGATCGTCGCGGTCGCCTCGACTCGACTGATACGAATATCCGCCATTGCGTACCCCTTACAGGTCCGGCGCGCCGAACGTGCGCCGGTACAGGATCTCGAGTTCCATGCGGGTCCAAATCTGCGACCCGTCCGGGTTCGTGTCGTAATTCGTCGACTTGATCGTCGTCAGACTCGCCAGGCCGGATCGCGTGACATCGCCCGCGATCGCCCGTTCCACGTCGGCGGCCGATTCGAAAAACACCCGGATCCGGCTTGTGTCATCGGTCGGATCGGAGTCGGTGATGTAGTGCACCGTGATCGGGAGAATCCGCGTTACCTGTAACGGCGATTCATCGTAGGCCCATGAACCCGGGAGTACCTCAAGGATCGCGAATGGCCGCGGGCCCCCTGGCGCGATCAAATCCTCGATCTTGTGGTTCGGATCGAGTTTTACGGCAGTAGCCGCCAGATCGGCGTGATAGCCCGCGGCCACGGCGATCCCGTGGAGCGCGCCCTGCACGTCGGCGACGATCGCGTACTCAATCGGTGGTGTCATCGGGTACGCTCGTGTCGCCGTCCGGCGTGGCGAGGTCGATCTCGTGCGCGAATGTCGTTGTAAACGAATCCTGGGCCCGCGCCAGGCCGATCGGCCGGTATTTCGCGAACACGTGCCCGAGTGACGGACCGGCCAGTTCTTTGATCGGGAGTCGGCCCTTGCCCGTGCGGACGAACGCGCCCCGGTGCCCGGCGCCAACGGTCGCGATGAACGCGTTCGCGATCGCGGTCCTCGGCGACGTGCCGATCTTGTAGGTGACGCCGCGCCCCTTCCCGCGCGAGGGTTCCGGGCCCTTGGCGTTGAACTGGATCAACGGGATCCGTTTGGTTCCCGCGCCGAGTTCGCACGAGGGATCGGCCCGCGTGGCGTTCTTCATAATCATCGCGGCTTTGACGGCGGCCGACTTCAGGCCCGTATCGGCGGCAACCTCTTTGACCATCGCGGTACGAGCCGCGAGGATCGCGCGGTTCAACGCGCGCACCATCGCGGTATCCACACGATCGGGATACTGCGCCAGGTCGATCGTCAACTGTTCGAGGTCGTCGATCTGTACGGTGATCATGCGAGCACTGTCAACGAGAGAACCGTCCACATGGGATCGTCCGGGTGCACGAGGCCGTCCACCCGATACGTGCGCGCCGAGGCGTCCAGGCGATCCGCGGCCGTGATCGTCGCGCCACGCGGGATCGCCTCGTGTGCGACCGTGCGCCGGATCTTCAGGGCCCGGCGTGGTTCGCGTCGGCCGTAGTCGTGGCCGTACGGTTGCGGTTCGTCGATCGGGTCGAGCCAGATCCCGGCGTCGGTGTACGTACCGCCCGCGTCCGGGAGTGTGACCGTAATCGGCACGCCGTGTGCCGCGAGGGCGAGATCCGCGACGAGCGCCTTCTGTGTTAGCGTCGGCATTGATCCCGCCCTCTCGGATTTAGAACGCGCCGTTCAGGCGACAGTACCCGGTCGAGGACGGGTTCGCCGCGGCGACGGTCGCGACGCCCGCCTTCGTGTTGCCCGAACTGGTGATCGTGAACACCTTGTTCGTGTCGTCCCAATAGAGCAGGACGCCGACCGTCCAGGCCTCGGCCGAGTTTTTCGGGACGATGAACACGCCCTCGACGGCGAAATCGCCGGTCGCGCCGCTTGCCGTCGTGTCCAGGGCGATCCCGATGATCGATCCGATCTTTGCGCCGCCGCCCGGCGTGACGCTGTAGGGAGCCGCCAGCGTGAGGATGTCGCCGTCCTGCACGTAAGTCTTTGCCATTGCTCGATCCCTCGTTGCGGCGTATGAGGCCCGCCGCCGGCGCCGTGGTTGTCGAATCGTGCTCGAGGGCCTCGAGGCCGGGCCCGGAGGCCCTCGAGTGTCAATCGTGAGTCGCCGGCGTTACACGCCAGCGTTCGTGACGGCGCCGCGCCAGTCGATCGCCGCGACCCCGTAGTCGAATCGAACGCGCATTTCGGCGCCGTCCGATCTCCAGCCATCCTGAGACTCGAGGACCGGCGCCGGCGCGCCCTCGAGGAACGCGACCTCGATCACGGGCGCCTGGGACGGGTCGGCGAACAGATACCGGCGCGTGCCCGTGAGGCGCGGCGTGTCGACCACGTCGGCGAACAGGCCGGCAACGACGTTCGGCTTCATGGTCGCCTTGCTTGACGCGCCGCTGATGTTGTCCGGGTCGTACTGCGAGATGTTGATCACGCGAGCGACGCCGCCGAGGCCGATCGGTACGAGCAGGATCGAGGGCTTGAGGTTCGTGTAGTCGTTGCCGTTCGGTTCCTTCTGTTGTGCCATCACGACGCGGTCGGCGTCGATCGCCGCGGCCGACAAGGCGGCGCCGGTCGAGACGTTCGAGCGGTTCGCGTGGAACAAGGGTTGTGAATCCGACTGAGTCGGACCGAGGCCCGAGTTCAGCCCGATCAGGTTGTACACGTCGGCCTCGATCGAGAGCGCCGCGGCGCGGCCGAGCATGGACAGCAACCGCGTGAACGCGGCCATGTCATCGTTCACGATCATGGCACGCGTGATCCCGATGATGTTGCCCTTCGTGGTCGCCGTGATCGTCGCCTTTTCGACGTCGTTGATCGGCTTGTTCTTGAATTCGCCGTTCTCGGTGAGCGAGTCGAGAACCGAGAGCGAGCCCATGCGGTACCGACTCGACGCGCGGAAATCGGGCACCGTGCTCTGAGCACAGAACCGGCGCCATGTGTCCGGCGTGATCCCGTACGCCATCTGCAGAACCTTGTGCATCACGTTCTCGAGCAGCACGGCGAAATCGGAGGTCGACTGCATGATCCCGCCGTCGCGCGTCGTGAACGCGAGCGCGGCGACCTGCATCTTGTCGAGGCCGCGCGTCCGCACGTTCGCACGGTCCAGGCACAGGCGCGCCAGGTCCATGAGCGAGAGGCCGCGGTACTCGCCCGGGTCCTCGAGCTTGTCGACCTTGCCCTGTTCGGCCAGGCGGGCGAACTGCGGCGCCAGGCCGGCCTTGTGAAGCAGCCACGCGCCGACGCCGCGGCCGAACTTGTCGCGTTCGTCCTCGCCGGCGACGATCCCGGCCGTGTGCCGGTGGTCGGTGTTCGGCGTCTTACGCTGCCGCGCCTCCAGTTCGTTGATGATCTCGGCGCGGCACGCGTCCAGGCTCTTGTCGGATCCGATCAACCCGTCCACGAACGCCTCGTCGACCAGGCCAACCACTTTCGCCGACGTGCGGATCGTGAGTGCGCGGGCGCGTTCCTCGGCCCGAACGGCGGCCACGTCGACAGCGGGCGCCGCGGGCGCCGCGGGTTCGGCGGCCCGAGTGGCCGGCGTCGCCGGCGGTTCGGTGGTCGGTGCAGCCTTCGTTTCGGTTGCCATGCTTGTGTCCTCTGATACTTCGCGCGTGACAATCACGCACAAATTGACGTCCGTTCCCTTGTCGCCCGATCGCACGCGCGCGCCGACATCGGCCGGCATCGCGACGAGCGAAACTTCGTACGGTTCCCAATCGAGGGCCGTACGCACGAGGACGCCGTCGGCGCCCTGCGATTCCTCGAACTTGTGCACCCGGTACCCGACCGACACGGACCGGATGATCCCGTCGGTCACGTCCTGAAACACGGGATCCACGGCCGCGCGTTTCGAGAACCGAACCGACGCGCGCCCGGCGCCCTTCGACACACTCGCCGACCCGTCCACAACGGCGCCCATGACGGAATCGAGCGAATACGAGGAATGGGAATCGAGCAGAGGCGCGCCGGCGTTGAGTCGATCGAGGCGTACCGCCTTCGGGTCCATACTGAGGACCTCTCGGTACCGCTTGCCCGTCCAGTAATCGGTGCGATCGACCGCGGCGCCCGTGGAAAACACAAGATCGACCGTGCGGGTATCGGCGTTGACGTGTCCAACGTCGGCCCGACGATCGAGAGGCGGCAGTTCTACGATCTGCGGTTCGGGATTCACGCCCACAGCGTGCTGCGCGCGGAGGGAGGGCCGATTTTACGTTGCCGAAAATCCGCCGGCAGGGCCCCGGTCCTCGAGGGCCTCGAGGCGCGCCGTCAATAAGTGACGAATCACGTCGGGCACGGATAGATCGCGCGTACGGGCCGCGCGGTCGAGGCGATCGTAGAGTGGCGCCGGGATTCGAATCATTACGCGTTCGACCGTGCCCTCGTACACACGCGGGCGCCCGCGGCGTCGGGTGAGTTGATCGCGAAACTGAGCGCGATCGGCCTTGCTCACGATCACGCGCCGACCTCGGACCCTGCGATCGCGGGCGCCTCGGCCCCGGCGCTCGAGGCCGTCGTGGTCGGCGCGGGTTGCGCCTGGCCGGCCTGTGTCATGTATCGCGGATCGGAGTCGAGGACGATCCCGAGTTCGTCGAGCAGCTTGTTGTCGGCGGCCATTTCCTCGAGCTGCGTACGCGGATCGCCGCCGCGTTCCCGAATGGCTTCACTGAGGGTTTGCAACCCGGCCCGCACGTTTCGCATGTACGCGAGGCCTTCCTTGTCGGGATCGAGCATCGGCAACGGCGGCGCCGTCCATTCGATCACGTCGGGCCCCTGCACGCCGGTCAACAGGAACGCATCCTGCATCGCCCACTTCCACACGGGCGCGCACAACTGCGGCACGATCAACCGCCAACGCCAATCCTCAACGCGCGCCCAATGCCGTAACCGGGACATCCGGGCCGCGGAAAACGGCAAGTTCTGATAATCGCCGGTGAGGTCCTCATACGTGACGCCGAGGCCGGTTGCGATCGCCCGCAGGGACACTTTCGAGAATTCGGGATAGTCGCCCGAGTTCGGCGGTTGCACGACTTCGACGGTACGGCCCGGTGCGATGTTCAAGATCGCGCCAGGCGAGAGCGTATCGATCTCCGGTTCGGTCGACGGGTCGGCCGTGCCGAGCGGCATGTTCGATCCGTCCACGTCAGACGTAACCACGGCCAGGCACGCGGCGATCTTTGCTTTCATCAGCGCCGCGTCCTCGTACTCGTCGAAATCCTTAAACCGCACGAGCACGGGCGCAAACCACGTGATCGCCCGGACCTGGCCGGGCCGATTCGGTTTGTAGATATGGAGAATTTCGGCCGCGTCGACCCGCGCCGACGCCGGAAACAGAGAGGCTTGTACGGTATTGATGATCGCCGCGCCCGGGTGTTTCGGGAACAGCCAGTACGCCACGCGGCGCCCGATGGGATCGAATTCGACGCCCTGTATGATCTTGCCGCCGTTCGGCAATTGCGCGGTTCTCGAGGCGTCGAGGAAATCGGCCTCGAGGACTTGCAATTGCATCGGGAGGGCGAACCCGTCCGAGGCCAGGCGCCGGCGCCGACGAATCAGGACCTCGCCCGACTCGACGATCGACCGCATGATCAATTTTTGGAGGCCGTAGAAATCGCAACGGCCGTCGGCGTCGCAATCGGTCGACTCGGCCCACTTGCGCCAGGCGTCGAGCGCCGCGTTTGAGGCCTTGCCGAGTCGCGGCGAAATACCCCATCCGATCGCATGATCGGCGATCGTCGTCAACGCGGACTCGGCGTATCCGTTGTTCCGCACGAGATCGCGCGCGACGTTCCGCACACGTGCGAGCGCGGCGCCGGCGTTCGCCGTGTTCGCGTCCGTGCCAGCTTGCGCCCATCCTTGCGTGCGGCGCCCGACGTTCGCCGCCTCGTAATGCCGTTGTAGGAGGTCGGCCGCGTGGCGCGCGCGGATCCGCCGTAACTGCCAGGCCGGCGAAACGGACCCGATCACGCGATCGACAATCCCGGGAGGCGCGGCCACGGTTAGAACCCCTTCGAGGTCGCCGCGAATCGCGTACGCACGATCCCGGTTTGCGCGTCGACCCGTGCCTGTAGCATCGAGATCACTTTGAGGCGTTCCGTGTTCGTCTCGAACCGAACCTCCGAATTACCCTCACGGATCACAGAGGCCCCGCCGGCCGAAACGATCTGTTGGTACATGGCGTCCACGTCGGCCTGGGTCGGATTCATACGTTTGGATCCTTTCGAGGATCCATTCTGAAACTGACTCGACGCGGTCGAACCACTATCGGTTGTGGCGATTTGAGGGCCCAGGGCCAACCTGGCGCGGCCCGACGATCGTTTCCTGTGTCGTGAATCGGAACCCGCACGCGACGCACTCCCGGCGCCGTTCGACGCCGTCCCGTCGTACGAGCGGGCGCGAATCCTTCACACGCGCCACGTAGGCGCCGCACCGCGGACAGGCGAACTTCGGCGTCGGGTGCCGGGCCTTACACACGGGACCCCCGGAACCAATCCCGACGCGGCGCAATCCACGGCCGCGCGGCCTGTGCGGTCGGCACGTGCGGCGCCGATGTCGGCGTGGCGTGCGTGAGGGCCGCGGCCTCGGCGGCCAGGTGCGCCGCGGCCTGTTCGAATGACGGTCGCCAGATTCGCAACGCGGCGATCGCGTACACGAAACAATCGAGCGCCTCGTTGCGGGTGCGAATCTTGCGCCACTCGAGGACCGCGCGCCCCTTCGTGTACCGCTTGAACTGGCGTTCTGACGTGAGTTCGTCGAAAAACGCGCGATCGATCCAGTCGGCGTCCGGGAAATGGATCGCGCCGGGGCCGGCCTCGACTCTGAGGCGCCCCATGATCAACGCTTTGGCGGAGTCGACGCCGACCGGGAACAGTTTCACGCGGCGCCCGCCGGCGCCCTTTTGTATCGGCGACGCCTTTTCGATAATCGCCCTGGCGCCCGAGTCGCCTTTAATCACGTACAGCCCACGCGCGGCGCGGCGTTGCCCGTAGGCGTAGACCTCGCCGGTCCGGTGGCCGCCCGAGTCGATACAGGCCGCGGCGATCCCGAGCAACGGGCCGGATGCGTGTCGATACCGTCGATCGAGGACGGCGTCGAGCGCCGACCACGGCGCCGACTGTGACGTGTCGCCGTCGCACGTGCGGCGATCAACGATCCAACATTCCTCGGATGGACCCCACGCGATCACGAGGACCTCGAGCCGATCGTCCTGCACGTCGATTCCGGCGGTGAGCACGCACGCGCCAGCGGGAACATCGGCGTCGAACGGTTCGCGCCGCTCGAGTAGCGCCTCGGCGTCGAGGCCGTCGCCCTTTTCGACATCGTCGACCACTTGCCCGAGGGCCGTGTTGATGAACGTGTGAAGTTCGGACCGGTCGCCGGCGAGTTGCGCGGCCCGGGCCCGTAGAAATGTCGCGACGATCTCGGATAGACGCGCGAACGGTGACATCGCTTCCCATAAATGGAACGACACGATGTTCGTTTCGGGTCGGTCCGGTTGTGTCGGCGTCCAGGCGCCGGCGCGCAACGCGTCGGCGCGTGCCGGATCGTCGAGGCCGTGATCGCAATGCGGACAGTGAATCAGGGCCGTCGAGGGATCGCCGTTGATCCATCGGACCTGTGCCCACTCGAACGCGAACAGCGACCCGCACGCCGGGCACGGTACCTCGAACACGCGTTGATCGCCGCGTCGGTGCCACGTGTCGATCGGTGCATCCTTTTGTGTCGGCGTCGAAACCATGAAGATCCGCCGACTGCCGAGGAACGTTGCCGTCCGTTTCAGCGCGATCGAGATCGTCGATCCTTCGCCGCGTTGTTCCGTCGGGTACCGGTCGACTTCGTCGAGAATCAGTAACCGGATCGTTCTCGAGGCCAGGCCGGCCGCCGAGTTCGCGCCGCCAATCGAGAGCGACCCGCCGCGAAAGGTTTTCGCAAGGACGGTATTGCTCGCATCCTTCGCCCGACGTTTCGCGAACACGCCGGCCAGGGCGGGCGACGCGGCGATCAAGGGTTCGAGGCGATTTTTCGACCAATCTTGCGCCATCGGTTGCACGGTCGGCGCGATCACGAGGATCGAACACGGGTCGTGTACCACGTGATACGCCACAACGGCCAGCGTCAGCGACGTTTTACCGACCTGGGCCGAACTGCACACGATCACAAACTCGACGCCGGGTTCGAGAAAGGCGTCGAGAATCCCGCGTTGATACGGCGCCGTATCGGTGCGCCACTTCGTACCGGCCAGCGGGCCCGACGTGACGACAAGTTCGGCGTCGGCGAACTGCGAGATCGTGAGCCGAGTTGACGGGCGAAGCGCCTCGAGGAACCGGGCCGCCACGTCGGCGACGGGCGCCGAGTATCTGGCGAGGTCGATCACGCCGGGTCCTCGTGTGCGGGTGCGTGCGCGTCGGGTTCGGACCCGTCGAGCGGCGTCGAGAGTTCGCCGAGGACCTCATCCACTAACAGGTCGAGGGCCCGGTGCATCGCATC